TGACCATCAGCTCAAAATTACAGCAGAATACGACTATAAGACAGGCTCAGGAGATGAATATTTAATAACTCCCGATGCTTCACTTGAGTATCAATATGAGATACACTTAAAAAGACAAAAATGCCAAGCAGTAAGATTTATAATTGAAGACGTTGACACCGGAACCACAGAAGAAGGATGTCGGATCTCAAATATAACTATTATGGCAGGCGTTAAGAAAGGGTTTAATAAAATATCAGGATCTAGCAAAAACTAGGGGGAAATATGGGTTTATTTGATTTATTTAAAAAGGCTACCGGAACTGAGCGTGTCACCATGGCCCCAAGTAAATACGGCGGAGAACAGGCTTCTGTTTTAGGTCAACTTAGAGCTGCTTCGGAAGGAAAAGCTCCTAGTGTTGCAACAATGGCAGGTCGAGAGGCTTCTGAAAAAGGGCTTGCTCAAACATCGTCAGCAATAAGGTCTGCTCCTGGATTAAGTTCAGCATTAAGAGCAAGGCTTGGAGCAAGAGCGTCAGCTCAACAGCAGTCAGACGTTGCGAGACAAACAGGACAATTAAGGGCCGAGGAAATGGCAATTGCGAGAGGTCAAAGGGCAACTGGGCTTTCTCAGGCACTATCGGCAGAACAGGGAAGACAGTCAGCAGAAATGAAGGCAGCGGCAGACACGCAAAAAAGAAGAGGCGCATTGTTTGGTGACATTATGTCAGCAGGTTCTTCAATAATGATGCCAAAACCATAGGGACTAGAAATGGAAATTAATAACGTAACTGAAGAAGATTTATTAATTGATCAATTGGCACAAGAGCAGCCAGTGGTTGCTAGAACGCCAGCCGTTCAGCAAGTACCAGTTGAAACTACTGTATTGGCTCCAGGACAAGAACTTGATCCAACAGTCGAGGTTATGCCACCAGTTGACGCTAGGGCAACACCAGAAGACCCAACTGGTGGCCTATCTATAGGAACTCAAGGACTAGATACTACTTTAAACGCATTTTATGATGTTAAACAGGGTGGACAGCAGGAAATTGAAGCTTTAGCGCAAGCACAAGAGCAAGAAGCGGCAATTACTTCAGAAGCGGTAAAAGTAAAAGGTGAAATTAACAGAGAGTATCAAGAAAAACTAAACGAAATAAGAGCAGCCGAAACAAAAGCGGTTGAGGACTACCATGAAACAATAAGCACGGCTGGAAAAGAGCTTGACCCTAATAGGTGGTGGAATAGTCTTTCTACTGGCGGTAAAATACAGGCCGGAGTAGCTCAGATTATGGCAGGGCTTGGGGGAAATAGAATAAACCCTATAGGAAACGCGGTAAAAGCAGACATTGAGGCGCAAAAAGAAAATTACCTTAGAGATGCAAAAAAAGCTAAAGGGATATATGCCTACTTTAAAGGAAAAGGAAAATCAGACCGAGAGGCTGCGCTTCTTTCTTACACGTCGGCACTAACGCAGGTTAAGAATAATATTGACCTTGGTATAATGAAGTTAAAGCCTGGACAAACAAGGTCGAAGGCCATGGCAGCAGGTGGAAGAATTGACCTTGAAAAAGCCAAAGTCCTAAGACAGCTTAAAAAAGAGGCGCTTGATAGATCAGCAAAAAAAGCGAAAGAAGCCAAGGAAGGAAGATTACAACTTGGGTCAGAACAACAGAACAAGTTTTCCTTTGTTAGTAATGCCGTGGGTGATCTCACTAGGCTTCAAAACCTTTTAAAAGAGGGGGCCTGGACAACTGGCCGCGGAATGTTTGGTGATACCGCATATAAATCAGCAGAAAGAAGAGTTGTTAATGCGATATTAAGAATGGAGTCAGGGGCAGCAATAAAGGTTGAAGAGGCTGACGAAATGAGGTTAATGTTACCAAGGAAAGGAATGAGCCAAAAGGTTCAAAAAGACAATCTTAGGATACTAATGAGACAATTAAAAGATAGGGGAAACTTAATACTTTCTACTGCAAAGGGTGGCGTTGGTGAACAACCGAAACCATTTAAGATTAAAAAATATAAAGTTAAAAAATAAAAAAGAGATAAAATATGGCGAAGCTTTACAATATTTCAACCGGAAGAAATGAACCTGTAAACGACGATAAGGTAAATACTCTTATTCGTTCAGGAGATTATGACTTTGTTGCTGGTGAAGATGTTCCTGTCATGAGATCATGCCACCATGTCGGCCAAGGAAGCAAGAAACGCTATCTCCGATGAAGACAGTGGTTTTTCTTACTTGCCATTTTCTCAGATTAAACAAAGAGCGAATATTGAAGAGTTTGGAGATCCTCTTAATCAAGTGAGAGCTGCCGCTGAAGGTGCCTTAAGAACTGTATCTCTAGGAACTTCAGACATTGCCTTTGAGCGAATGGGTGTTCCTTATCGTGAAATTGAAGGAAGGGCTTCACTTGATGCTGGAACTGCCGGAGAGGTTGCAGGATATTTAATTCCGTCTCCAATTAAGAAGCTTCCAGGAATGAACCTTTTAACTTCACCTTTAAGAATTACTGAAAAGGCTGGAGAGTTTACCGGAAAAATAGCTGGTGAAGCGATTAAGAAAGTAGTTGGCGGAAAAACAAAAGATACGCTTGCAAGAAAGATGATTCAAACGGGAACTTCTCTTGGTGTTCGTGGCGGTACTGAGGGTGGGATAATTGAAGGTTCTCACGCAATAACTGAGCAAATAGCAAAGAAAGAGCAATTAAACGCAGAAGCGGCAATTGTTAGGGCAAAACATGGAGTGAAGTTTGGAGCTGCCTTTGGTTCAGTTCTTGGAACATCTTCAGAAGTTGTAATTAAGGCAGCAAAGGCAATTGATCAAAAAGTAATTAAGTCACTTGCAAAGGCCGCTGGAGAAAAAACGGTTCCTTTAGACTTAACACTTTCTAAAAATATTAAAACAACAGAAAAAACTCTTGGAGATTTACCCCATTTAAAGCTTAACAGAAAAGCAGGGGAAGATTTTTACACATTTAAAAAGAATCAAAACAGAATACAAATAAGCGATAATTTGGAAGGCAAAAAAGTCCTAGATTTAAATGATCCAGAGCATGTTATTCAACTTGGTGAAGATTTAAACTTTCTTGATCTACCAGACTTCAAGCATGTATTTAATCCAAAGCTAGGGCCTTCAGTTTCTATTCTAAAGGCGTACAGACAAGGCGCAGGAAAAACTCCAATAACAAGCCTGTCTAGGGTTAAGCTTGGAAAGCTAGTGGCAAAAGACAAGGCGCTCAGAGCTGACCTTGATTTAATTGTTAAGACAGCAAAAGAAAAGGGTATTTCGCCTAGCCTGGCAGCAAGCAGAAAGTCATTAATCTCAAAGATAAATAGAAACAAGGTAACTATAACAGGACTTAAGAGTAAAATAACTACCGCTGAAAAGTTCAGGGTAACAAAAAAGACAATTGCAAAAGAATTAAAAAAATATGATGCCATTAAAATGGGTGATGATTTATATATACTTAATCCAGGAAAGTTTGACGATATTAAGACAAATTCATTTCTAACATCAAAGCCTGGAGAGAAGGTTAAGAGATCGCCAGAGTATGCACTTCGGGCAATTGGCGCAAGGACAGGAGAGTTTAAAAAGCTTGCAAAGAAAGGCGACAAGAGAATTAATGAAGTCGGTGATTTTGTTCTTGATTCATATCTAGAGACAGCAGGCGGAAATAAATTAATGGGCCTCAAGACATCAACTGATGATTTGATGGAAACAGTTCAAAGAAGAAGGTCTGAATCTATCGCCAAGATGGATGAATCGGTTGCGGAGCTAACAAACGAACTTGAAAGGCAAGGTCTTGGAATAGGAATTAAATCAAGTGAAGTTTCAAGTTTTATAAAAAGCCACCTTTTAACAGAATTAACAAATCCAAAGACAGGAGCAGTTAAGCCACAGTATAGCACTTTATATAATCAGCTTGATGATGCCGCAAAAGAATATAATAGATACTCAAGACATCTTGAGGATGGAATAGAAGAAGCGTTGACTCCAGCAGAGTTTAGAGAGCTAAGAATGTCTCTTGATCAGATAACAAACTTTTCAAAAGATGATTTGGGGATGAACTTTTTCAGAAAAAGAATTAGAACATTTATGGAAGACAGCTTGGTTCAAAGAATGGAACAAGTTGACGGAACCGGTGAGCTTGTTAATTTCTACAAAGAAGGAAAAAAGCAATACGGCCTTGCGGCTGACGCTATGGAAATAATTGAGAAGTCATTAATTAAAGATATGTCAAACAATAAAATAGGCCTAACGTCTTATGGTTCCGGTGGAATTGGTGCAATGATCGGTGGCGCAGTTGGTGGATTCCCTGGGGCAGTTGCAGGAACAGCCGTTGGAACAGCAGCGAGAGAGTTTGGGCGAAAGAGGGGTGATTTATTTATTGCTCTCTATGGTGACAAACTTTTCAAGTCAGCAAATGGAATTGAAAGAAGAATAAGAAAATCAGTTGGTGGGTTTATGAAAGCGCCAAGCGCAGGAATGATTTTACCAGTTGTTAGAATGGATAGTGAAAAACTTCAAGACAACTACAGGAAAGACTTTTCTAACTTTAAGTATGATCCTGAAAAAATGATGAATGATTTTTATGAAGAAAACAAGGGACTTACTGAAACCTTACCAGATCACTCAAACGCAATTGCTCAAACAATTCAAAGGGGCGATGAGTTTTTAAAAGATAAGCTTCCAAAGAATCCATATTCATCAAATTACTTTAAAGCTTACACGCCAAGTGAAATGGAACTTAGAAAATTTGAAAGATACAAAAATGCAGTTCAGAAACCTTTGAGCGTTATTGATGATCTTAACAGTGGAACAATTTCAAATGAAGGGATCGAATCACTAAGAATTGTTTATCCTGGAATTTTTGACGAAATTAAAAACGAATTTATCAAGCAAATGGAAAAAATTAAACCAGACTATAGAAAGAGAATACAACTTGATAAAATGTTTGGGATCAAGGGAGATTTCTACCTAGAAAAGCAAAATATTCAATACCTTCAGCAGTCTTCACGCGTTGCGCAGGAGCGAGAGGAGGAGAAGAAAAGGCTTGCAGGTGGAAAGATAAATATAGATAATAGAAGCATGACAGATGCACAGGCCATAGGCCAAGCATAATCTTTCCCTATACCAGGGATTTACTTACACGGAGGTGGTAAAATGGGTCGTAAGCATATCTTAAACGCTTACTTGGTTTCAACGCAAGCCGACATGAGCGCAGACTTTGAAAGCAAGTCAACAGTAGTCGAGCAGTTCGACTTTATATCATACACATTAGACTGGGGCGGTGGCGCTGGAGTTTCTGGAGAGTTTTTCGTTGAAGTTTCAAATGATGGCACAGATTGGATAGAGCTTGATTTCGGTCAACAGATTCTAGCCGGAGTCGATACAAACAAAGATCATATATTAATTAAAGATGTTCATTTTAAATATTCGAGAGTCAAATATGTCTTTGCCGCAGGCACAGGAAATTGTGACATAACACTTAAGGCTGGAACCAAGGGGGCTTAAGATGAGTTTATATATATATCCACCTACTCCAGTTAGTGTATCAGTTCCACCGATTAACTTTCTGAAAGATTCGGTTATTACGACGGTTGAAGAAGACACAACAGACCATGCGAACGATGTTCCGCTGCCTGTTAAAGATATTAATTCTGCCTTCATTGTTGATCTTTTTGACACGCCTTTGTTTCCTATCGCTACAGGAATACCAAGAATTAGTACCCTGGGAGCAACAGCAAGAACGGAAGTTGTCGCTAGCCTCGCAGCAATTAGCACCAAGATAACAATTGCAGAAGACATAGGGGAATTCATAGGACTATACACCGGGGCAGCAAATGCCGAGGTTTTAAAGTGCGTTCTTCCTCTTGGCGGTGGTGAAATGAGCATTGATCTTCCTTTTGGATCAAGAATTAGCCTTGGACACATGAAAGATGTAGACTTGGCGACAGCAACATTTATGGCAATAACTTTTTTGGGGTAAAAATATGAAATTGATCTTACTACTAGTTTTTCTCTTAACTTCCTTTAACACGTTCGGACATGGTGGACACGGTGCAATTATGCAGGGTGATCACATTAAGTCAATGAAGGATAAACTTGAGTTTAAAAATACATTTACTCAAATTATTACAAATGACTCTGATGATCCGACAGTGGTGGCAAAAGATGCTGCAATCGGGTCGATGTACATAAGGTCAAGCACGGGAGTTTTATATCAAAAGCAAGATGCTGGATCAACAACAACTTGGCTTCCGTTAATTATTGGGCCTTCTGGCTCTGGAACCGATGAGTGTATAACAAGATGGGACGGAACAGGAACACCAAGCTTACAAGATTCAATCTTCTGTCTTACTGATGCAGGATATGGAACAGGGCTTACTCAGCTAGACGTAGATAATGTCAAACTTGACGGAAACACCATTTCAACTATTGATGTAAACGGAGATTTAATTTTAACTCCAAACGGAACTGGAAAAGTAATTATATCAAATGATCTCCAGGTTGACGGTACTACCACAACGGTAAATTCAACAACTTTATCAGTAGCAGCCAAAAGCATTGAAATGAACGTGGGCGGAAATCAAGCAACTGCTGACACTGGTGGCGGAATGGTTGTTGAAATGACCGATGCCACAGATGCGGTAATTGCTTACGACAGCACAATGACTTCCAAATGGAAAATCGGAGAGCTTGGCTCAGAAATTGAGGTTGCAAATGTAAGCTCAACACAAGCTCTTACAAATAAAGAAATTTCAAACAGCGCCTCGGTAGATGCAAATCTTTATCTTGATGTTGTTGGTACAGGAAAAGGGTCAAGACCTTGCCCATCAATGACAGAGGCCCAGAGGGATTTATTGACACCAGTTACAGGTGGTTGTGTTTATAATTCAGACACTACTCTTTGGAATGTTTACGACGGGACGGGATGGGTAACGGCCGGTGCATCATTTAAAAGAACAGGGTTTGACTCATCTAATGAAATTAATGGGCCAGTAACTCATATTGATACACTTCAAGAGGTATATTCTCACACGTCTAGCTCGGGAATTATGCACGATGGGAACATAACAGATAACGGTGATGGTACGGTAGGGATTGATGCTGCCGTTGCTTCTCTGAGAGCTACAGCAGATTCACACGCTAATTTATTACACATTAACATAGCTGCTCAAGATCCAATTGCACTTACTGATCTAGCAACTAACTACATATCCATTGATTATAATGGTGGATCACCTCAGTATATAGTCTCAACTTCTCAGGCCAGTTTCAATTGCTTAGATATTTGCCTTGCTTACGTTATCGCTAGGGATGGAAACGCCTTAAGTATCATTGATGCTAGAGAGCAAAATGTTGATGGCAACAAAAAATCAAGAAGACTATTTCTAGATTTCTCTAGGTTTATTCATAAGGAGAACGGTTCGGTTATTAGTGAAACAGGAACAAGAAATCTGGCACTAACAGGAGGGTCGTTTTATTTTATGATGAATGAAATAATTCATCCTGCTTTTGATACTTCAGCAGCAGATACTTTTGAATACCATTATAAGGACGCTACTGGGTGGACTGCCACATCTAGCTCCACGCAAATAGATAACACTCAATACAATATAGTGGGAACTGGTCTAAGTGTTATGTCTAACAATAACTATAAGGTTGAGTGGATATACGTTGTTCATAGTTCACCATCAACTTTTCATGTGGTTTATTCTCCACTTCAATACAATACTATATCTGATGCGGAAGCAGCGACACTTCCCTCAGACCTACCAGTATTCATTAGTGGAACTGGTTCTTTAGTAGGTAGATATATTATAAAGAAAACTGCCTCTTCTGCTTCTGCTGTCGAGTCAGCTTTTACCGTAGACTTTTCCTCATCAACACCAACAAGCCACAATGGTTTAACAGGATTACAAGGTGGGGTTTTAGACGAATATTACCACCTAGACGCTACTGAGTTTGGATTTCTTGACGGGCAAGATCAGGCAGTATTAACAACTTCTTCTCCAGCTTTTGCAGGATTAACTTTATCGGGATTCACTCAAAATTCTGTTTTCTTTGCTGGAGTAGCTGGAGTTTTATCTGAAGATACAGTTAATTTTATCTGGGATGATGCTAACGATAGATTAGGAATTGGAATAGCTACACCGACAGAAACTCTAGACGTTGCTGGAAATATTAAGGGTGAAGGCTCTTTGGTTCTAGGTAATGGACATTATAAACAATTTAATAAAACTGCTTTTGCTGAGTATACAGTCGATGCAGATTTCACCACAGGACAAGATGCTATTTTTGATAACGGTGGAACAGCAACAGCTACTCCAACAGTTATTACAGGCTCTCTTGATACGACTGACGCTAATTATTTTCAGTACACTATGGGAGCGGTTAATGATTTTTTCTACCTAACATTTGCAGTAGATGAAAACAAAACTTTAGGTTACAGATTTCGTTATTCTTATGATGGATCAGATGATGATATTGAACCGCAGATTAAGTGCGCTACTTCTGGAGATATTTTAACCGATACTTCTCCAATATTTTTTCCAGCTACAGATTCAGAGGTAAAAACTCTTGTTGGAAGCATGTTTATCCCTACAGGTTGTGGAGATTTAAAATTTGGTTTCTCAGTAATAACTTTTAACACTGGTAAAGTTTTTAAGTTTAATCGAATTACTACTTCTGATGAAACTGTAATTGCTAGCTTAAGGATTACTCAAGAACAGCATTTCGAAACCCTCACATATAGTGGATATACGGCTTCCATACCTGACGTTCAAATATCTCCGTTGTCGGGGATTACAACTACTGGTTCAGACATTTTAACATCATCAAATATTGGTGGAAGAACAAGGTGGACAGCGAATACAAAATCAACTGTAAATATTAGTGCATCACTGACAACAACAGCGACAAACCTTAGGGTGGGAATTCATAAAAACGGAAGTAAGTGGCACGGAGGATTTGCTAATGGTTCTGGTGACATGCCAGGTGGGGGCAGTGACACCCTGTTACTAGAGGCAGGTGATTACGTAGAATTGCATTTACAGGGGTCTGCCGGAACATACACAGACTTTTCTGTGTCAATTGTAGCAACAGCCGATGCAGATCACGTTGTCCACGCTACAGAGAAACGAGAAGAGTGGCAGAGTTATACTCCCGTATTTAC